AACATCATATACTCTTCAATAGCACCTTGCTTGTCAAACTCAGCAAGTATTGCATCGAACTCAGCTAAATCAGTAGCAGCATTAACACCATTTACACCAGAAGTTACATTACCTCTAGTTTCTATAGCGTCAAAAAGACCTTGTGTACCGTGGTTTGCACCATCAGTAACAGAACCACCTTCTAAATAGTTGTCAACTAAGTCATCACCAGCAATAACAGTACCTGCCATAGCATCAGCTGCATCACCACCAGACTTAGACTCAAGCATAGCCATTTCAATATAATCAGTGAAACGAGCTCTTGTGTCAGCTTCAGCTTTTAAGTACCATAAGTAACCTGATTGTCCTGACTCAGTAGAAACTTCAACCCAACCAATTCTAGACGCATCAGATCCTGATACTTCGTAGTAATCTTTCATAATAATTGGTTTATTAGTAAAAGATTTGAATTGTGGTGTATTAGCTTGTCTACTGTCAGATCCTTGGTAAGTATCACCTTTTCTAAACTCAGAACCGTAAACGAATACAGTAACAGAGTTAGCGCCTTGGTTATCAGAAAACGTAGCATTTAAGTTTGCTTTTCCGTAAGGAGCAACTTCGATAACAAGTGAAGTACCAACGTTAGTTTTAGTAACTATACATTTTTCAACACCTTCAGCAGAAGCAACGATAACTAAATCGTTAACTCTAATACCGTGATTATTGTTACTTAGAGATACACCATCAATATCTTTAGCTAATGTAATTTGACCACCAGCTACTGTACCAGCATCACCATCAGTAATTTGCCCAGTATATGATAAATGTAATCTACCTTGCTCAGACCATACTACTTGATCAGCAGTCATAGCCTCTTCTGCACCGATTTGTGATAAGAAACCTGAAATTGTTCTAGGTCCAAAAACCTCAGCTTCTTTTTCCATCAAATCTGGCACATATTGTTGCGCCCAGCCTTTATCAGCTTCAGACGCAAGATCTAAATAGTTTGTTTGTAGTGTTTGCTTAATAGCACTAGGAACACTGTTTAACAAACTTCCTCCTGTAATTGCCATAATTTTGTAATTTTAAAATGTTATTTATTGTTTTTAATTTTGAATTTAAAATCAGAAGACGTATCACCTAACACTTTTACTTTTATGCCACCAACATTAACTTCTCCATGAGCTTGTCTTGGATTCATATCAATATTTTTAGCTTTAGCAATACTTGATTTCATAGCATCAGCTTTACCTTGTTCGTAAAAATGTTTTGCAATAGCATCAGCGTTCATAGCTGTATATAAAGCTTTATGATAACCTTTTGCATCTGTTAAAGCAGAATTTTTATCGACAAACTTTGCCATAAAATTATTTATATTGCTTTGTTTTTGCTTTGTACCATCAATATCTTTAATATTAAATCTAAATTTTTTATCACCAACGTTATATTCAAAACCTTTGAATTTGTTGTTAAATAAATTATTAGTTTTTTGTTCAAATATTTTAGTATTGTTATCAATTACTTTTTTATTTTCTTCTGACTGCTTATTGTATCTATTAAAAAAATTAATAGCTTTTTGTTGTTCAGGTGTAAGCTTTGAACCAGCTTTAATTTCTTCATAGTATTTGGACTTTTGCCCGTCCAAGTGGCTTCTAGCGCTGGCAACTTGCTCTTTAAACGCTAGTTTTTTTCTTCGTATTTCTCTATCAGTATCTTCTTCTTCGTCTACTTTAAAAGTATCTTCCATTAAGAAATTTATTTCATCATTAGTTAAATGTGGTTTTGTTTGTCTGTAATATTCAAACACAACATCATTATCATTTAACTTACTATAATCTTGATTAAGCTTTACGTAATCGTTTATATCACCACCAGTATCTTCCATGAAGTCTATTAACTTTTGTATGTTTTCTGGTAATGGTTTACCCGTTGCTTCTGCTTCAGCTATAGCTTCTTCAACTTTTTCCTCTACTTCTGCTACTTTTTCTTCAATTATATCTTCAGTTACTTCTTCTAATACTGTTTCTTCTTGTGCTTCAGCTTCCGGTTGTATTTCTTTTTGTTCTTGTGTGGGCTCGGCATTTTCAGGCTCTGCAACCACTCCGCTGTCGTCAGCGTTATCTTCTTTAGTTTCATTTTCAATTGGTTTGTTTAAATTAACGACATAATCGCCGTCTTCATTAATATTTGGTTTATTAGTTTCTTTAGTTTCTTGAGTTGCATCTTGTGTAGTTTCTTCAACTACGTTTTCATTTTTTTCTTCCATAATATAATATAATAATAATTAATAAATTTATCTAGGATTAAATGCTCCTAAATCAAAGCTACCACTTAATATATCATTACCTGCAGACTCAAAGTTTTTAGGTGGTTTACCTGTTTTTCTTTGATCAATCATCTCACTTTGTTGTGTAGCTTGTATTTTTGTTCTTTCGTCTTTACGATCTTCTTTTTCTTTTTCTCTTTGTTTTAAATTATTTGATTCAGCACCTTTAATAGCCATGTTATATTGAAACTCTAGTTGCATTAATTCTTTTTTAGCATTTATTTCTAATTGCATTTTTTCAGCATCAAGCCTAGCTTTTGTTTCTTCTAGTTGAACTTTAGACTGCATTAAAGCTTGTTCTTTTTGTAATTCTATTTGAGCAGAAGCTTGTGCTGCTTTTGCGTTAGACTCGGTTTGAGCTTGTATGTTTTGTAACTGCATTTGTCTATCTCGCTCTTGTTTTTTCTTTCTACGTATTTTTAAAACTTGATTAGCTAGTTTTAAATTTTTAATTTCACGTATATCAATAGCATCTTCAAGATCTATACTTTTTTGCTGTATAGCCATTTGAATATTATTTTCAAGCTTTGTTTTTTCTTCTTCATCTGGTTGTAACTCTATAAATATACCAAAGTCATATAAATGTAAATTAGACATTTCTTCTAATGTAGCAACATTATGACTACCTAAAGTTTCTATAAAAGCTTCTTTTGTTGGTGAGTATTCTATAATATCAGATATTCTAAGTGATAATAACTCTGCTATTTCTGATGTTAAAAATAAACCACTTTGTAATATATGTCTTGTTGCTGTATTGCTATTTGCTGCAGCTAGTTTTTGTACACCAACTAAAGCGTTTTTATCTGGCATACTACCATCTCTAGCTTCATTAAGACCTGTAGTATCTCTAATCATTTGTAAGTAGTAGTTATAATTTGCTATTAAAGCTTGCATTTTATTACCGCCACTACCACTAGTTATTTCTTTGATAGGTACTTTACCAGGGTTCATATCACCGTCTTGCGTAAACGATCTACCAATAACACTACCTGTTTGAAAAAACATATTTAAAGCTTCTTGTGGATTATAGTTTGTACCATTACCTAAGTCTATTTCTGCTAAACCATCTGCATCTAAATAAACACCATCAGGTATCATACGTGACATTACTTGTTGTAGTTTTAAGTGCGTTAGCTGTATCATATCAGCAAAACCTGTTACTCGTTTTACTATAGAATCAATACGACCGTTGTACATACGAGGAGCTACTATAGCATAATTCATTTTTACTTTTGTAAAATTACTTTTTGGTCTCATCATGTTTTTAGCCATTTCCCATTTAAGTAATCTTTCTGTACCTAATATTAACGCGCCTTCATATAAAACTTCTATAGATCTTAATAGTTTACTAAAACCGCCTTCCATATTTTCTGGCGGATTAAACTGATCATCTTTAGGTATTATTTTGTCTGCACCGCTACCTGTTTCTTTTATTTTATAAACTTCGTTCATATAAGTTTTATAGTTAAAATATAAAACTTGTATTGTATTATTATCTTTTTTATCGTAGCTATATTTGTTTCTTCCTGATGTTTTATTGTAAGATTTGTTTTTTACTATATCTTCTAATTCTTCTTGTTCTAAAAAAGGAAATTGTTTAGCTAGCTCGTTTATAGGTATATCTTTAACTTCACCAACATAATATATATCATCAAAATAAGGTGAATCAGTATGAGAATAAACTAAATCTGCTGGATCAACATAATTTATGGTTACACCTTCTGAAGTATTAAAATCAGTTTTAACAGCACCTATACCTAATACTGCTAAATCATAATAAAATCTTTTTTGTATTAAATCATAGTTATTACCTTCAAACAAAGTTGTTATAGCTTGTTCTTCTGCTAATTCTATAGTTTGTTTATATTCAAGCTGCATATGCACTTGAAGCTCTTCCGTAGACTCTGGCAAAGCTATATCTGTTGAAGTTTTTCTAGTGTTAATACCAAATTTTTCAGCTGTTAATTTATCAAACTCTTTAAGCTTCATATCTGATAGTAAAGACTCCATATAATTAGTTCTTTTTTCAACACCGTTAGGTGATTGAGAATAAGCCTTTACGTCATACATCCTTTGAGTCATACCATTTACTAGTATATCTACAAACTTAGGTATTATAGGCACAGGTGTCCAATCTAAATTTAAATAAGACAAATCACCATTAATAGATAACTCGTCCTTATATTTTTGTATACCTTGTTCACCTCTAGCATAAAGTCTTAAAGAGTGAAAATCATTATAGTTATTTCTATATCTACTATTATAACTTCTACTTGTATCATCAGAAAACCACTCTGCTTCTATAGCTTTTGCTACTTTTAAACCATAATCATAACTTAACTTTTCAGCATCACTTACTGTTTGATTAGGAAAATAACTACTAGAATATGCCATATTTATTTTATTATTTGTGAATTATTGCCAGTGTTTCTATATCTAGCAATATTTATATTTAACTTTTGTTTTTCTATTTTAGCGTTAGGCGTATATAAATGTTTGTTGTTTGCCATTATTGCTAAACCACTACTTATAGTAGCATCAAATTTAGTTCTTTTATTTATATCAAACTTAGCCCAATCGTTTAATAAACTATTAAAATATAAGTTTCCAAACGAACCGTCTTGCTTCATGCCTACATGATCTTGTATATACATTTCAATAGCGGCTGCATGAGCTTGTTTTATGTCTTCACTAGAGTTTGGTATACCACCTATTTCTTTTTCAGCAACAGATAATTTATTCCAAA